TTACGTAGTTAAGTATTCTTTAGTCTTAAAAGAAAACATAGGTCGAAGTCCTTATGAAAAATTTAATAAAAATCACAGGGATATTATAGATATTAATTACTCCATATTAGGGGTTATTTCTACCATGATCCTTGATGTGATTAATAATGGGGGTGAAATTGTAAGAGTTTATGACGATAAAGTGCAAGAAAAGTTGTCTTCTGCTTTGGAAAATGGTTTTTTAAATACAAAAACAATGAAGCCAAGTCTTTTGAAGAAAATCTCTTGAAATAGGTCATTTGCTGAAAAACTTACTGTTGACGGTTTGTGTGGCTGGATAGAAGGATACTGACATTTGTTAGTATCCTATTTACTTTACCAGTTTATGGGATGCGGTAACTTACCGTATCCTTTTTGCTATTGATGTTCATCAAATGAACTACGAAGGTTATTAATTGACCCAACCATAAAAACATTAAAGGAGAAAGATTAATTGCTGATAGAAAAAGAGAAGATTGACTTAAATGAAGTGCTTGTAGAAGTGAAGATTCTATTGAAGGGTGTTAATAAGAAAGAAGTCGTTATTAACTGTTTGGCCTCAGATGCAATGGAGTTTGTTGATTGTATGGCAGAGAATGAGGTTAGTATTACGAGTGCAGCACAGAGAAAGAAATTCGAGAATAGTTTCTACTTCTTTGATGATTATGTTAAGAAGGAAACAGTAGGAGCTAATATCTTGGATGTTAAATTGTTTACTATTCCATTCTTCATGGATGAGGATGATAAGACGTATAACTTTCAGATAGCTACTTACAGAGCGTAAGGGATAATAGGTGAGACCTGTCGGTAATGATGGGTCTTTTTTGTTTGTAGATAAAGGATAATAAATGTAAATAAATAGGAATTCCAGAAAGGAGAGATATTAATGGGTGGTAAAGTTATGACAGAAATTATGAAAGAGGACTTTTTAAAAAGGTATCTTCAAGGGGAGAGAATAGTGGATATTGCAGGAGTATTACAAGTGGGTAAGACTACTTTGTATGAGTTGTTGAAAAGTGCTGATATGGTTAAGCGTCTGGGAAACGAGCGTGTTATCATCGTGACCCAAGTAAGGGCTGTGTTGGCTGCTGATGCTAGTGTTTACATTAAGAATATACAGGATATAGCCAACAAAAGTACAGACGTTAGAAGCAAGTTAAAGGCCAATGAGACACTTCTGGCTTATATCATAGGCAGTCCGACAGCAAGAGTTGAACAGACAGTGAATGATGCTACTAATGTTGATAGTTCAGTGTTAGAACGTCTATATGCTGATGATACAAATACGGATGAAGAATAATAAACAACTAATGTCTGCCAATGCTATCTAACTACAATAGATAGCATTGGCAATAAACCGTGTATACGTTGGTATAAGCGGATCACAGCGATTTGATACCTGAATAATTGAATGAATCACTTGACTCAATGCTATCTTTTTGATATAATAACACTATAAGATAGCATTGAGAGGGGCGATAATATGAAGGTTAATAATCTGAAATCAGACGGTAAGCCCAAGCCAGAGGAAGTTGAACCTATTAAAAGTAAGAAGGATATTGAAAGGATTAAACAATATCTGCTTGGCAAGGATAGTAAACGTGATTACTTAATGTTTGTGATGGGCATTAACATAGGTCTAAGGGCAGGGGATCTGCTGTCTCTAAGGTTTGAAGACGTTATGGACAATGGCAAGATCAAGGATAGTATCACGTTAATTGAGGAGAAGACATCTAAGTCACGTAAGAGCGTACAAAGACGCGATTTAGAACTAAATGATAGCATTAAGAAGGCCATCAAGCTATACACTGGGAGCTTAGAAGCTGAACCTAATATGAATGACTACCTATTTAGTAGTAGGAAGGGCAATGAAGCAATATCGGTAGGCTCTGCACATAAGATAATCAAGCAAACAATGAGAGATTTAAAGATTAAAGGGAACTACGGGAGTCATTCACTACGAAAGTCGTTCGGATTTCACCTCTACAATGCAGGTGTGCCAATTGAAACCATCCAGAAAACATTTCAACATAGCACTCAAGCAATGACATTGAAGTATATTGGGATCACAAAAGAGGTAATTAGGAATGTATATCATCTTTTGAATCTGTAAATAGAAACATAAACACTGAGACACGCAAGAAATTGCATGTCTTTTTATTTTGTCCACCCCCGTCTTCTTTGTGGGTTTGACAAACGAACCTCCCACAGTAAGCTATAGGAAATTATACCCAATTTTAAAAAGTCGATTGGAAGTGATTAGAATTGAACCTTTGAATGAAGAACAATCAGCTCAACTTTATAACCTTAAACTCTTAAAGGAGTATTTGAATAAAGATTTAATAAGCAATGGATATACAATTTCCAATGCTGAAGCAACAGTGAAAAAAATTCTGGAAAAAAATGAGAATCTTTTTGGTTATCATGGCCTTGCATGGGAATTGGGTAGAAATAATCTTGAATTTTTCTTCAAATATTTTCTCCAAGATGTTTTCACACCAAAGCCTAATAATACTGCTCGGAATTTAGCACCACTACATTTCGAAATAATAGCAGAATTAAAAAAAATGATAATTGAAGATAAATATGATATGGAAGAGTTTATTCTCAGTCGCGGTTCAGCCAAAAGCACAGTAATAACAAAAGCACTCACAACTTTCGTCCACGTCTATAGAATTTCTCGTTACTCCCTGATCATTGGTAAGACGAAACAAGATTCATCAGATTTCATCGAAGATATCAAAAAATTCATGGGATTTGAACCAATAAAGAAAGCATTTGGCAATCTAATAAATAAGAGAAACAGGACAATAAATCAACAAGAGCTTGAGTTAGATAACGATACAATGGTCAGAGCCTACGGATGGGAAACCTCAGTTCGGGGTACTTCCTATTCTGCTCCTGATGGAATTTTTAGGCCAATGATGGTGGCATGTGATGATATTTTGAACGAACAAAATATTAAAACAGAAAATGCAAAAGAGAATGCTATCAATAAGTTCTACAAAGAAATTCTTGAAGTTGGGGATGAGCCGGTAATCCGTAAAGGGAAGAAGGTCAAGATGGCCTCAAAATTTATTATTTGTGGAACTCCCTTGGCTGCTGATTGCTTCATTAATACCATTCGTAAAGATCCTCAATTTAAAGTTTTCAGAAGAGCAGTAGTTGATTTCAATGTGGATGAGTATTTCGAGGAAAATGAGAATTGGCAAACATTCAAGAAAATATTATTCAACACTAAGATTGAAGCAGAAGAGAAGGATAAAATTCTAAAAGAATACTACTATGACAATATTGACCAAATGAGATTCAAAACTATTTGGGAAAAATACGATTGCTATAAATTGGCAATAAAATACTTTACGAAAAGAACTGCCTTCCTACAGGAATTAATGTGTGATTGTGAACACGTTGGAACTCGTTGGTTTGAATCAATTCGTAAAATGAGTAAAAAGGATATTGAAGAAAATTTTCCGTTTTGTAAGACAATGCTATGTTGTGATCCAGCTTCGACGGTTACAAAACGCAGTGACTATACTGCACTATGTGTAGGAAGCGTTGCCTCAAATGGATTCAAATACATTAGAGAAGGAATTATTGAGAAGCTTACATTTAATGAATATTGCGACAAAGTAATTGAACTAATAAGGGGATATAAGGATATTACTCATGTTTACATAGAGCGCAACACGTATAACTCCAGTGACCTTGCTAGAATAACTGAAATAATTGAGAATGATAAGGAATTATCGAAAAGGAATCTTGAGTTTATCAATAAACAGCAAAATAAAAACAAAGATGACCGAATTAGTACCACAATTGATTCAATTAACAGTGGTGCTATTATTTTTTGTGAAGATAATGAAGAATTTACTTCCCAAATAATGGATTTCACAGGTCAGAATACGAGTTTGCATGACGATGCTCCCGATTGTGTATCATCTTGTGTGACACTATTGGACTCAATAGAAATTAAGATACCAGGCACTATTCTTTGCATAGATAAACAAACTTTAGGGTGGAATTTTTAGGAGGTAACTAATGGAGCAATTAAATATAAATATAGATTTATTGCAAAAATATTATCAAGATTATCTAAATAGAAAAATGGAATATGAAAAAATGAAACAATATTATGATGGGCTTCATGATATTGAAACAACTTATACTAAAATCAATGAACGAGCAAATCACAAGTCCACCAGAAACTTTGTTGCGAAATTTGTGGATGATGAGACCTCGTTCAGTGTAGGTAAACCGCTGAACTACATATCAATATCCAACAATGAGCAAGCAATCCAAGAAATTGAGTATAGTTTAAGCTCTTGGTCCAAAAAGCATGACATCGACCTATGTACAGATTTAGGTATTTATAGGGAGGTTTATGAACTCTACTACATAGATGATACCACAAAGGATTTCAAGAGCATTCTTCTAAATCCAGCCAATTCATATTTATTACTAGATGAGTTTAACAAACCTTCTCTATTGTTTAGAGTGTTTAAAAATATGTTCGATGAAACGGTTTACCTTGATTTGTGGACAAAAGACACCATATATCATTTTAACGATGGATTCAAAGAAGTATCTCCCTCTCAGGTAAATATCTTTGGAGAGATACCGGTTGGTTTTGGGGACATGAGGAAGACGATCTATGACAAAATCAAATCACTTCAGGATGATTACAATGTTTGCAATTCTGACCAATTGAACCTTCTGAGTGATCTAAGGTTTTTTTATCTTATTATTCATGGAATCGATCCAACAGATGAAAAAAATAAAACTATGGTAGAAAATATCAATCAAAACTCAATTATGTTTCTCAATGGGGATGCTAAAATTGACAAATTAGAGAAGACAATAAATGACTCATTTCTACAAAATGTTAGAAATAATGCAAAAGACGACATGTACGAATTGGTTGGTCACATCAACATGCAAAAAGCTCCAACTAGTAATACCAGTGGCGAACAAATCATAAATAGGATGCTTCAGCTTCAATTCAGATGCACTCTAATTTCTGCAACAATTCAGGATATTGTTCAAGAGAGAATACGATTTCTTTTCAAATATCTATCAATCAAAAATGGTAAATCCTTTGATTACAAAGACGTATCCGTGAAAATAACTCCAAATATCCAGAAGGATTGGACAACTATGGCGAATGTTATTAGTCAAATTGGCGATGTTTTGAGTACAGAAACTAAAATATCTTTGTTACCATTAGAT